AAAGATTAGACGCTTTTTTTTCAGACAATCTGGGTTGATCCCATTACCCTCCGCAATGGCTCTGAGCCGAGCTAATGTGGCTCGATGGTTGCGAATCAGCAAGCTGTAAGTCGCCTCATCGAGTTCATTGAGTTGATGAAAGTAGACGCTGTGTACACGGCTACGCGCCCGCTCCAACATTTTTTCAAGGTTTATTCTCATGTCGTTTCTCCTGTGTTTTGATTCGACAAAGATATTGTCGTTGATGTAGATGAAGATGTCAACACTTTTGATGATTTATTTTTGTTTTTTGTTGATAATCTTTTCTTTTATGCGTTTTTTCTTACGAAATATCCGCTTGATTCGTTGAGCATATTGAGCAGTAATCTCAGTGAATTCTTGGCATGACTCAATAAAATCCACCTTTGGTTGACCGATTCTCCAAATCAAAGCGACCCTATAGTCACTTATATTTCCTGATAACCATCGATTACATTTGACACAAGACTTGTGCGCGTTCCATTGATGAAACCTAAGATGGGGTGCTGATCCGACTGATCGATAATGGGAACAATCCCAGCTCCCCCCGTATGATCCTTCACCTGTCCACCGACCACATGAGATGCAGGGTTTATTTCTGTCTCTGAACCGGATATAAGCGTTGAATGCTCGTTGTGCCTCACGGATGTGATCAGAACGTGTCTTGTGACGCATCCTAAGCTCCCTGACGGCCTTCTTACGATCTTTGAGTATATTTGCTTGTGTAAATGCCTGTAGGCACTTGTATGAGCAAAAGGAACGCAATTGAGATTGAATTGTGTTTTCGCTATCGCACTTTGTCTTACAGTAAGCGCATCGACGAATCTTTGATCTCATACCTTGATGGCTCGATGGTTCGCGTTCATTGATCGCCAAGCCTCGATTTTGGCTTCTGCCGCAACTCGCAGGAAGCGCATTTTCTCGTCTTCGTTAATCGCTGTTTTAAGAGCTTGCAGATGTTCCTCATATTTTGGGTCAGCCAAAGCCTCGCGCTCTTGCGCTGATACAGGCAAATCCATGTATTGTTTCATCAATTTGGCTCGTAAGACCTTGCGGTACTCGTCTAGATAAAGACGTTCGGCTCTTTTTTGTGCGGCTTCATTGGCTGTATCTCGTAGCCAATCGACTGCCGCCTCAACTTCTTTTTCATCGATCACGACCCTAGCTCCAAGAACTTGCAAATTTCCATATCAAAATAATTGCAAAATATCTGAATCTTACTGAGTTTCATGTCGCTCATATGTCTCCATCGATGTACCTGTTGTGGCGATACAGTTAAATCTTTGGCTAGCTCGCGGCTACTGACCTCATTCAGTTCTTGCGCGATGCGTAGACTTTTTCCTACATTGTATTGTTTCATTCTTCTCTCCAGGTGGTAGACTGAAATTTCATTTGACTCCCTATGAATGACTGCCGCTAGCTTGATTTATTCACTAGCGGCATTTTTTTATCAGAAGGGTATTTCCTTATCTAAATCCACTGGATTGCCCTGACTTGGCGGTGTGACAGGTTTTGGTTGCTGAGATTGTGACGATCTTCTCGCTTCAAAATTGGCCTGATCCTCCCGATGTTTCTTTTCCTCATCAGGAGTCATTGGTCTGGTCTTGATGCTTGAATAGTTGCCGTTGTTCCATACACTGACTTTTTTCAACTGACCATTAATCTCAAGGAAACCTGTAAAATCAGGTTGTTTACCTGTCTTGCTAGTGTTTGGGAAAAATTTACCCAAACCATCATCTTTTGGAAATTCACTCATTTCATATTCTCCAATCGTTGTGTTTCTTTCATAATTTCCTCGCAAGCCTTTTTGACTTCAGCCGCGAGCTTCTTGATATACTCATCATCTCGCCTGATGCGAGTGACGAATATCGGCATCGTTTCGTGGTACGACACAAAATCCCACCACTCTCGATCTGTGATCCACATACATCCTTGCACTTGCGGAATGTGTGCAATCGGCATTTCTTGCGACCGCAAGACAGCGACATGATTGGCTGGTTTGAAGACTTTGATCTCTAACCCACCATCATTGCTGATCAATCCGTCTGGCGATGCTCCGCATTCCAACGTGTCGTGCTTGCACAAACCGACTTCGGCAACCGTACTGTCGGTCATGAACTGATAAAGAAATCGAGCCTTTGCCTCAAGCTCTGTGCCTCTCTCCATCCACTCCGTAACCGTTACGTCAGGACTTTCACCAGTAAGTTTTTGAGCGATCAACTCATTGACATATGACTTTGCTTGAGTGCTTTTTGCACCTGTAGGACTGATCAACTTGCCAAAATTAGAGGCAGTCGGACATCCAAGCCTTGCCTGATGCCACTTAGGACTCCGTTGCTCATGCTCAATGATTCTCATGGTTTTTAGCCTCTTCCTCATGAATGTCAGGCTCCTCGCCATGCGTGAAAGCGTCTACGACATCTTCTGATGGTACTTGAGGCTTGCTATTTTGCTGTTCTTGTTTTGTTTTCAACATTTTTAACGCTTGATCGTAAACGGCTTGCGACATCTCTTTCACACTTTCAATTTCATAGTGCTTGAGAAACGCATCGACATCAGCGTTTGTTTCTTTCAATAGCTGATTGATGTTGTCTTTTTGCTCATCATCTAATGGGCTAAAATCTTGTTGCTCTAAACTGTCAGCGTCGATACTGTCTTTATCGCCAGAATTAATCTTGAAGATTGTTCGCATAGCAATCTTTTCAAGATACGACAGAGCGATTCCTGACGATTGTGCCCCGACAAATGGAAGAGTGATTGATCTGCGGATCGGAAAATTCCACACAGCACCATCCTTGTGAATGACGGTGAACTGGTACACGGCACGATAGAGCTTTTTATCTTCACTGATACTGCTTTCTAGTTCATCAGGGATAATTAAAATCCCTGCATCGTTCATCAATGGACGCATTTTCTCGTAGTATTTGTCGATTGACACATAATTATAGTTAGAGAAATCGTTGGTTGAATCATAGCCTAACGTGGCAATTTGCTTCTGCACTTGAAAGAGTGCATTGGCTATCACTTTTGGACATTCGCTTGATTTTTGATTAGTCATGTTCATTTCTCCTGTTACATAACAAGAGTATTAAACATCATTTGAGTGGATAAAAAAAGCGTTTTTTGATTATTTATGTCATTAATTCAAAGTGAGGTGCATCGATGAAAGGTCTCCGTCCTTCTCTCCGCCTGGTGTCGATATAATCGTTCATTGCGGCTTCCATTGTTCCCGTCCAGCCACGCAGATCGGCAATATGCCACGCGGCTCCCCACCGAATATCTACGCCTTCTTCAGTGGCGGCTTGTTGCATGGCTTCCGCAATGTTGTCGTACACATTTAACTCCCAGGATCCTCGACCGCTTATGTAGGCCATGAGATCGACTGCGCGCCCCTCTAGGTGTTTTGACTTCATGGTCTTGCTCGCGCCTTTTTCCACCAAGGCTTTTTGCTCTTCTTCTGTCCGTAGACCTTGGATAACTCCGAAATCTGTATCAGTAATTTGAATAGCTCTGGAAACTATTTTGACCAGCCGCTCATCCACACCTTCTAGTCGATCCAACGACCGTTGACTAAGTTCAAACATTATTTTGTGTCCGTCTTTTGTTTTTTGTCATACGACCGCATCGTGCCGATTCCCAACATACCGAACATTAAAGGCATCATCACACTCATGTCAGCCATCGGAATCATTATGCCGAATCCAGCGCATATTGGCGCGACCATATAGTTGATTGCTAGGCTTAGACCACATATCCATCCAATAAGAGGTCTCCAAGACGCTTGAAACCAGTTCCCTTTTGCATCTGCCTTCAATACTTCAATCTGCGCTAGTGCAAGCTCCTGAGCGTGTTTATCGGCCATCACGCTGATCTCGTGAGCCAGGACGTTTTTTTGATCTTTATCCTCGATGAATTTATCTAGTAAACTCGTTACTGGTGCAATTAGTGCTTGTATCATAATCACCTCAATATCTTTGTCGTTTTCGGATTAACCCACTCAGGGATGCAGTACGCTTGTACTTTACGTTTTGTCCAATAGTTGTATCGTGTACGGCTCACGCGATCTGCAAAGTAGTTGCACCTGTTGATAGAGTAAAAATACGCCTTTTTATCTGGTATCACAGTGCCTTCAGCCGTCATTACAATTAATGCAAACACATAGATCATTTGTCACTTTTGTCTTGCTTCTTTGCTTGATAGGCACTGGCTCCGAAAAATGATGCGACAAGTGCCGATACAGCTATGAAGTACGTCCCCGCGATATCAGCGATAAGCGTAGCCGCCTTATCAAGTCCGAACAAACTACATAAAAAAATACCAGCGGGATAGCACAATAGGCCAGCAAGCGCATACCACGCCATCGCTCGCACTGAATCTCTTTGCTTGTCGTTATCCAGCATTTGACGGCGGCGATCCTCAATCTCAATAACCAATAACTCATTCGGATCGAGAGTGCCATTCTTGTTCGTGTCATACTTTTTCAAATCACTCATGCTGGCCTCATATTAGCGAGCCAATAAATAAAACCACCAACACTAGCCAATCCCAACAAACATATAAATACAATGACCATAGAACGTAGGATAGCCAAGTTTCTTTTACGCTTTGCGATCTTAGCTTTTTTCTTGGCTTCCAACGCTTCATCGCGATTGCGTTTTGCTTCTGCCGCATACCTCAAAAAATCTTGATAAAGGTTTGCTCTACCCTGATAGATGAGCATGGTTTTCAACTCTTCTTCTCGTTGCCTTAACTTTTCGAGGTGAAGGAAGTTTTCTAAATCTGAGCCTGTTGACTGCGAACTGCCTGATTTTTTCTGTATTTCTGCTTTTGCGTCAAAGTATTTACCGAGTTGCTCGGCACAATCAGTTATATCTTTGCCATTTTTTAGTAGCTCTTTCACCGCGCCAATGGCGGTATTCGCTGTTTGAACTACTGCAATGGCTTCAAAGATCACGATCTTAGTACAAGGGATATCAGCAGGAGCAGAGAGGCTCCAGCAGTGGAGATCATAATCATCTCAATGCGCTTTACACGGTGTAGCATTTCTGCCCACCGTTCTGCGCAAACTGCCTCGTGCGTAGCTAAGTTTGATTGAACTTTATCAATCCGCGAGTGTGCTGAAGCCACAGTGCGATTATCCATCAGATTTCCTCCGGCCAATCGTTGATCGGTGCAACTGTGCCGCCATCGGGGATATCATACAAAGCCATAACTTTCGCATGAGTGTTTGCGGCTGTTATTGCATCTTCGATAGTTTTTGACGCAGTTCGGACAGCCGTTCTGTAATTTGCCACGGTATCTGGTACTTCTTGGTTTGTTTCACTTTTCCGAATGACGTACCAGTCTGTGCTTCGTAGGATTTCTTGGGCTTGGGCTTTAATGGTTGCTGTTGCGACTGCTTTGATACTTGCGATATCTTTCTTGATAAGGCTTCCGTCATCTTTCACTCCAGTATAAAAACGGTCATCGTAGTCGGTATTGACATATGTTAAGCCGTTTGCTTTTTTGACTTCATCAGACCAATGAGTTGACCAGCAAGACGGATGACGAACGCTCCCATCTGCCGAATCAAAAGCCTGACCTTCTTTGATTATCTTATCGCCTAGTTTCCAACCCATTGCAAAATCCTCATGGTGCGTCCGTAGTAATGTCCGAACTTGATATACCGCTTGATGTTAAATGATTATTATTTCCCGACGTATCTGCTCCTACTGTTGAGCTTGATGCCGTTCCGGTTCCAGTTTGTTTATACTGCAAACGAAAGCCATTCGTTCCAAACGTAAGATTTTTTGTATCAATCGGAATAAAAACTCCGCCAGAGGTTTGACCGAAACTCGATTCGTCTAATTGCGTACCTTCAATAAAGTTTGTCTCTGCAAGTTTGGCGTTAATTCTTTGATTTCCATGACCATTTCCAACAAAATTTGCTTCTGTGTTGTTGATATCACAATCGTGGTTGATAGCAGGAAAGGATGTGTGTTCATCGAATGATACTTGGTTACCATCGAGATAGGCTTTCACCCTGTTTGAAGGTGTACTTTGTGTGGTGTCTACTGCAAAAATCAAACTATGAAAATTACTGGTATCAGTCAAAGTCGTGCTTGAAGTCAAGAAACCACTGCTCGATCCGTTCAAAAGCACTCTTATTTTGTTTGCGCTGAATCCAAATCCGTCACCTTCACTTGCTGTTCCAAACACATATTGATCGCCCCCGGCAGTGGCTGTGCGCTTGATCCAAGTCGAGAATGTAAAAGTTCGTCGATTCCCTGCACTGCTCGGAGTTCGACTCAATTGTGCAGAGTTCGCCGACTGAAAATTCAAAGAGTTGGTTACTTTGAATCCCGTCGCATACATCCATTGTGATGAACCGAATGGACCACTCATTAGCTAAACGCCAACTGAGGCGTACCCAACAGAATAGTTGAAGTTGCGGCGACGACATACGGTACGATATCAATTGCATTACCCGCTGAACTCAAGTTCAAACCCGCTCCTCCTGCTGTCTTATAATCACCATGAGGACTGACTGTGTGACTGCCCGTTCCATCTTGGATAAACACAATAAATCCCGACTGCCCGGTCTGCTCATTTGAAGCCGTGAGGCTAGTGATATTTCCCGTTAGGGTCAACACGAAATTCTGTTTGGCAGAAAAGTCCAGATCAACTGTCCCTGAGTTCGATGTGTCTGTGTCAGTAGTTGCTAAGGCTGTCCCAGTGACCGTGACACCCGTACTTGTGACCGTGAGCTTGGCTGATCCACCCTGCTGAAGCTCAAGGTCACCAGTTCCATTATCATTGATGATTGATTTAGAACCGTTATGCTGTATTTGTAAATCGTTGCTTGCCCCAAAACTCAGATTCACGCTATCGGGCATCGACGCACCGCTAGTCAAAGTGACGGCTTGAGGAAACGTGCATATACCGCCATCTGCAATGGTGATGGCATTATCACCATCTGAGAAACCAATTCCTTGCGTCTGGATTTCAGCAACTACATCGCTTGACTGATCAAGAAGAGCTATAGGAATGAAAGCATCGTTATCTTCATTCCGTATTTTGAGAATATTATTTGTCGTGTCGTAGAATAATTGATTAGCAAACGTGGTTGACGGTGCGCTTGTACCACTTGATGTCGAGGCTAAGGCTTGCAATGAGGCATTTAGCTCTGTTCTGAATGCGGGAAAACCTTGGTTTGCTATGGTGAAATCTGCTTGGCTCATATTATGCGACCTCTCGTCCGGCTCCTTTAGCAACAAAATCAAATGTGCGATCAATAGCTGACCCGCTACTATTCTTGAATGTGATTGTAAACCCTGTGCGACTTTTTGACGATAGTTCATAAAAATCGCCCGTCTGGAGGTTTTGCGCTCCGATCCCAATTGCCGGAGTCGCTTGGAATGCCTTAGTAAATGTGATTGCTTTGGCTCCAGCCCCACTTGCTACATCTTCTCCTGACTCAACCCGCTCCCCCATGTCTAATTGAACTGACAAGAAGGTGACCGCCGGAGTCGCTTTGTCATCTGTCGTCGTTAGTCTGGCTCTGAACTGTAGACCTCTTGCCTTGAAGTCACTGACGGTAAATGTTTTGAAATCTCCATAGGTTGGGCTTCCTGATGGATTGTCAGTGGTAGTACGACACTGCACCTCCACTCCTACGTCATCAAATGCATTCACATCGCCATCGAATAGACCTTGCCGTGAGTCGAAATTGCCCTCTGCCGCATCAAACAGCGCAACATAATCGACCCGAATCGAGCGTACAATGGAAGTTGCTCGGACTAAGAAGATTGCCCCAAGATCGACTGTATTCTGGAAGTTGTAAAACCCTTCTGCATCAACATTACCAGCACCCCCGTCAAATAATCCAAGAGCATCATCAAAGTTTCCAGTGACCGAATCAAAGTTTATTGATGTATTAAGTACCAGCCTATCGTCC